ATTGTTGGAAGCGGCGCGGCACCGGCTGCTGCCGGCTGAGGCACGCCCACGCCCACGCCGGGCATGCGCAGGCCGCGCGCGGCGGCCGTCACTTTGTCGACTGCCGTGCTGGCTGCGTTGCGGAGGGAATTGAAGTCCATGTTGTTCTCTCTGGTTAGGCGGTATGGGACGTGCTGTCGGTAGTGGTGTACGTATTGCTGACCGAACCGGACTGGCTGTAATTGAAGCCTACTGCGCGGCCGTACGAGTTCGACAGGGAGGACGACATCGACGCCGAGATCGAGCCGGACAGGTTCACCGCCGACAGTGCAGAGGCGGCCATCTGCGCGGCGGTCTGGGCGCCGCTCTTGGTCGCGTCGATCAGCATGCCGGCCTTCTGCACCATCGCCGCCAGGTTGGCCTGTGAAGTCTGGATCAGGTTGTCGGCGACGGCACGCTGGTAGTTCACCTCGGCGTTGTAGGCGCCGGTCTCGGCGGACATGCGGCCGGTCTGTCCTTCGATCTGCGCGCTGTATAGCTGGACCTGCTTGCCGAACACGTCGGCCGTTGCGCTCACGCGCGAGACCTCGGCCTCGTTCAGGGTCTTGAACACATCCGAGCGCAGGCGGAACAGGTCCATCGGCACGTCGCGGCCGATCTTGATCTCCATGTTCTTCGCTTCGACCTTGGCCTCGACCAGTGCACGGAAGCCCTGCACCTGCGCGGCGTAGGCGTCGGACTGGGCGCGGAAACCCTCGACCTTGGCCACCTCGGCCTTCACACGCGTGGCGTAGCCGTCGTACTCCGCGGCCTTGGCCTGCACGGTCTTGCCATAGGCGTCGACCTGGGCGCCGAATGCTTCGATCTGGGTCTTGTTGATCTGGGCCTGCGCATTGGCGGCATCGACCTGCACGCGGAACGTGTCGATCACGGTCTTGGCCGCCTCGACGCGCGCCTTGTAGATGTCGATGTTCTGCTGGTTGAGCTGGCCGACCAGGGTCTGCGCCTGCACCTGCGTGCGGAAGTTTTCGAGCTTGGTCAGTTCGGCCTGGGTCGCGGCCTTCCACTGCTCGACCTTGGCACTGTACGCCTGGATGTCAGCGGCGTAGCGCTGCACGGTGGTCTGGTAGATCTGGATCGCCGCTTCCTGCACGTAGCGGGCAGCGTCGTACGCGCGCTGGGCGATCTGGTTCGCATAGGTGATCATGGTCGATTCGACCTTGAATGCCTCGTCGAATGCGAAGCGGCGGTTCTCCTGCTCCAGTTCGGCCTGCTTGATCGCGATATCGCGGTTGGCCGTGCTGATCGCCGCGGCTGCGTCCTGCGTGGCCCTGGCCAGTTCCTGTGCCAGCACGCCGTTCGGCTTGGCGAAGCCGCGCCGCGCGAACACGTTCATGGCGTCCTTGGCCGCACGCCCGGCGTTGACCGTCTCACGCGCGCGGGCGCGGTCCCAGATGGCCGCCTCGACGGTCGGGTTCAGGCCGGTGCCGCCATTGTTCACCATGTCGAGCAGGCGCGTGCGCAGCGCGTCGAGCAGGCTGGACGTGTAGGTCGGCTCGGCGAACGAGAACGTGATCCTGGCCGCGTCGGGCGTACCCGGCAGGATCGGCGAGAAGTTCGGGATCGACAGCAGCGGCGTGTCCGGCACGGTGATGTTCAGCAGCGTCGGTACGGACGGCAGAGTGACGGTCGGCGTGGCGGGAAGTGCGACGGTTCCCAGCGTCGGCGCCGCCGGTGCGCTGGTACTCAGGGCGGCCGGCGCGGCGATGTCCAGGTTGATCGACGGCAGGTTCGCCGTGAAGGTCGGCGCCGCCCCGACGTCCAGCGCGGCGATCGTGGCCATCGTAGGCTCGACAGGAGCCGCAGGAACGACGTAGGTGAGGTTTGCGGGCACGGCTGGTGCCGCAGGGGCCGCGAACGCGCCGATCGTCCTGGAGACGCCCACAATGGCCCCGGAGACGCTCGGCAGGGTCGCCAGCGTCGCCGCATTGGTCTTGAGCTGGTCCAGCAGGCCGTTGGCCTTGTCGACGGCGTTGCTGGCGTAGTTCGTGGCGTTGGTCCAGCCGTTCGACACGAGGTCGCCCGCCCTTGAACTGGAAGTCAGGTCTACGTTCGTTGGCGGGTCCGGATAGGACAGGGAGGTGATGGGCAGGGACATGGCGTTCCTTTGTCAGATGCAGCAGTTTAAAGTTTCTACCCGGAAAATACAAACGTCTGGGTCGTGACGACTTCCTGGGCCGGTTGCTGGGCCATCGCAGGCGTAACGTGCACGACACAGAAGGGTACGGCATCATTCGGCGCGTCACGGGCCAGGCCGACCGGGCCGCGCCATTTCTTGGTCTGCCCTCCGAGCGTATAACTACCATTCAGGCTCACCACGACCTTGCCGTCGGGCGAGGTCAGGCCCATGCGGGATGGCGCGGTAGCATTCGACCAGCTCGTGTTGGCCTTGCCGTTCCAGCTAAAACCGGTACCGGTATTGAGCGTGCCCTTGACGGTATTGCCGTCGTTCGTGACGGTGATCGCCTTGCTTGGATAGGTGCCCCCGGAGGTATAGGCGGGTAGCTGCGGCTGGTCAGTACGGCTGGCCCATTTCGCCGCCCGTGTGACCCAGCCGATCGGAGGTGTCTGCCCATTAAACGGATTGGTCAGCGCCGTATTCGGGCTGCTGTCGTACTGCTCCAGGGAGCCGCACAACACGTGGCCGTCGGGCGACATACCGATGACCGTGGCGTTACGACGCTGCAGTGCCCAGTTACCGCCATTGTCCATCTGGGTATAGCCGTTGTAGTCATCCCATACGAATGCATCGCCGCCCTGCGTGCCGCCGCCGATGATCACGGATGGGCCGGTGGGCTTCAGGCCGCCGGGTATCGTCGTATGCTGCGAAATACTCACCGTCACGGAGGAACCGACCATCACGAAGTCGTGCAGGGTGCCATCGACATCTATCGACGCGCCGCCGGTCGGTATGATGCTCGTCGACCATGTGGGCGCCGGCACATGGGCGGAACTCGGTGCGGCACTCGGTTCGCGTGTCGTGATCTTGACCCGCACGATGCTCTTGAGTACGACGGTATCGGCCAGTGTAACGAAGCCCGTATAGTGCTGTACGTCGTCGGCGAGACCCTGCAGCGCCTCGCGCGTCTGCTGCGAAGCGCTGGCCGGCGCGTCGATATGGATGTCGTGATGTCCGAACGTGGACGACACGGTTATCGTGACACCGTTCTGCAGCCGGACGCTGCGTGACAGTACCTGCAGGTTGTTCAGCCGCATCAGGGCCAGCAGCTGGTCGAGCAGGTTACGCCCGATGCCGAGGTAGTCGAACGCGGTATCACGGTCGCCGCTAAAGCGCTTACGCTCGGCCATTGACGCGGCGCTCCAGCTTGACCGGCTTGACGTCGACGGTATCGAGCGTGAAATCCGTACCGTCGAGGTTGTTGATCGTGATCTGCCAGTAGCGGCCCGCCAGGCCCTTGCCGACCTTCACGCGCTGCGTGGCAAGGCCCGGATTGCTCGTCACCGGGATCACGTAGGTCACGGCCTCGTTGCCGTCCGTCGTGATGCGCACGACCATGTCGGCCTGCGAGCGGTAGCCGACGAACAGGCGCTCCAGCACCTTCACGAACGAGGAGCCGAAGTCCGTGGTGGGCAGGCCGATCGTGGCGTTGATCGGCAAGCCGTTGTCGTCGTTCCCGACCAACTCGAACAGGCCGTTCGAGTTGGCGCCCATGTTGCGGTCGAACACGCGCGCGAAGCTGTTGTAGCCGTACTCGGTGAACGTGGTGAGGGTCAGGGTCTGGGTGTTCATCGCGATGGCGGCCTGCACGCCGGACACGCCCACGAACTGGCTCGTCGTCGGGTCATACATGGCCGCGCCGACAGGGCCGGTGGCGAACGTATAGCGCTCGCGCGTGAGGTTCGTGATGTCCAGGCTCGGCATGCCAACGCATACGCCCGCGCGGCTGACCCACATCGGCAGCTTGTGCGCGCCGGTCGAGCCCTCCATGAATAGCGTGCCATCGACATAGGCCAGTGCGCCCTGCACGGCGCCGTAGTCACAACGCTGCGCGTATTTGAAGTCGTCGGGCGACTCGCCCAGCAGCACGCCGGTCGACGCCGTCGTGCCGATGAAGAAGCCCGAGGCGCCAGCATCCTCGACCGGCGCCAGCATCGTGATCGGCCCGTCGAGCACGAGGTTGTTGCGCAGGTCGAACAGCTCGTAGGCGAATGGCTCGGACATGTACAGCGTGTCGCCCACAGCCACGTACATGCGGCCCTTGTAATAAGCCAGCAGCTGCCCGGCCGGCGGCGGCGTCATGAACTGGGTCTCCAGCGGCTCGTTCATTGCGGCGACAGCCGCCGCAGTGGGTGTGAACGTCGCGCCGTCCGCAACCGTGCCGACGTGATACAGCACTTCACCATTGGGCGGCGTCATGTACACGCGCGTGCTGGTCACGGTGCCATCAAGCGATGCAGGTATCGTGACCAGGATGCCGCGCCCGGCCGCTACGTCGACGACCTGCGCGCCCGGTGCGCCGGATTCCTGGCCATCGTCGCGCACGTACGTGGCCGTGACCAGATAGCGGCCCGGCACCAGATCACCGCTCGTGAGCGTGGTCAGTACGGGCGGCACGGTGATGCCCCATGCGCGCGTCGAGCTGGGCAGGGCGACGCCGGTATCCTGGCCGTTGCTGAAGTAGACGCAGTCGCCCGCGCGCGCGTACGCCAGCGGCGCACCGGACAGGCTGTTCGTCAGCAGCGTGGGCGTGAGGTTTGTGTCAAGGCTGTACAGCGCCGTACTAGAGGCCATGAAGGCGCCCTGTGCGTCGGCCCAGAGTGAATGCATGGCGCCGGGCAGGCGCAGTGTGGCGCCGGCCCGCCGGCGCAGTGCGCGGGCCTCGTCGAGGATGACGTTGTTGGCCACGGCCAGGTCGAAATTGGAGAAACGCTCGGGCGTCGTGTCGTTGCGCAGCCCCTTGAACTCGGTGAACGTGGTGACGTCGCGATCGGCGCGTTGCTTGGGCTTGAAATCGGTCGTGGTCATGTCATCCTTTCGTGGTGGTTAACGGTCGCGCCGCCACACGAGGGAGACGGCCCGTGTGGCGGCACTGGTAGCGGGTTTTGCACCTAGACACGAGGGCACATGCGGTCCACCCGCTACTGGGACCGTTGCATTCAGTCGAGCATGCGGTCGGCTTTGACGATGGCCTGGCAGGCGGTCAGTTTTTCAACGATGCGGTTGTAGTCGGCGTACCGTCCAGCAAGTCGCGCTGCAACTGGTCCGGCGAGAGTTTCGTCTCCGGCGTCAGCAGGTCCGCTGGTACTGGCTGCGGCGTCGGGCACTTGGCCACCACAGGCGGCGGGACGGTTGGTGCGGACGCGCAGCCTTGTAACATCGTTGCGCAGATCAGCAATAACAGCGGCATCACGGGCTTTGTCAATTGCATTGTTGGCCTTGTAGGTTGCGACGGCATTGTCGATGACGCCTTTTTGCGCGTTCTCGATGTTGGTGGCACGCTGTTCCGCGGCGGCCTTCGCGTCTTTCGATTGCTGCAGGATCTTCTCGAACTGGGCGGCCTGCTGGTCCATCTCAGCGGCCATGTGCGCGTGCATCAGTACGCTGCCCAGCACGGCCGCGATCACGAGCAGCAGGAGTACCATCAGTCCTTTCTCGATGCCGTCATTCATTTTGCCTCCAGCGGATGCGTGGTCTTGAACCGAAGGACGATGTTCGCAACCGCGATCGCGCCGACCACGAGCTGGTAATACTCGGCCGGAATGAACGGCTGCAAGGACGACATGTTCTGTGCGAGGTAGCTGATGAAGTCCGGCAGCTGCTGCAGGAATACCAGCGCCAGCGCGTTGAACCATACGGTCTTTGACTTGAACGCACCGTACAGTTTGTCGACGAACTTCTGGACCTTCGGCGGCATGCTTTCGCGACGGGTATTGAGGAACCAGAACACCACGGTAATGCCGAAGGCGACCAGGACGAGCGACAGGAGGAAGTGGGCGGTGTGCGGTTTCATAGAAGTACCTTTCGTGCTCGTTCAAAGAATGTGGTGCGGTCGGAGAGATTGTTGTAGCCGCCGTTGACACGGCGCGTTACGGCCTTTACGTCGCCGGTATCGGCGAGTTCGTTGCACCCGTGCGAGCGCCAGAACCAGCCGGCGCTCCGTGCGGCGTACGTCGGCAACTCCAGCAGCTCGGGGTGGTCCAGCAGTGGCAGTCCGAGCGCGTGGCCGCACGCGGTATAGTTCGCGCGTCCCGTGACCTGGATGAGTCCGCGGCCCTTGAACTTGGTCCCGTCGCCCGGCTGGGTATTGCCCAGGTCGGCGCGGCCTTCGTAGCGTGCACCGGATGCCAACTCGGCCGTGTAGGTGAGCTGGATCGACTCGCATGCGATCTGGGCCAGGAACTGCGCCGCGCGCATCGGCGTGTTGATCTCGAATTCGCTGAAGGCGTTGTTGATTCCCCCGATGAATGCCTCGATGCGCCAGTGCGCGGCCTGCGGCATGATCTCGGACAAGTCGGTGATGGTAATGATCATTTATTTTTCCCGTTGATCAGGGCCCACAGCGAAAACAGGGCGCCCGCGCACATCGCTGCCCACTTCAGCGCAGCGCCGAGCCAGCCGAGGAACTTGATGCCGGCTTCCATCGTGCCAAACAGCTTCACGATGGTCTCGGTCAACTCGGTGTTCTTGTCGAGCTTGTATTCGAACGTATCCATGCGCGCTTCGAGCGCGGCAAGCGACCCGGTTGGAGGATTCAGGTCGGACGACCGGCGGCAAGGGCCAGGAGTTTTTTTGTTCGTGTCCATACGTTCTTTCTATCGGGTTAAATGACTTTTACGCGTACGTTCGCCCGTCCGTCTGCGAGGATGTTCTGGACGACGCCGATGGCTGAGATGTACTGGGCCATCGTCAGGTTCGCCTTGTTGACAAGCTGGGCGCCGATACCGGTGCCGACCTGGACCGGTACGACGTACTGGCCCGGCGTCGCGCCGGTGACGTTGACCGGCACCTGGCCACAGTAGGCGATGCGGTCGACCTTCTGGCGCGCGGCTTCGAGCACGGCTTCGAAGTCGGCCAGCGCGGCCTGGTAGGCCGGCATGGTCACGGTGTCGAACGTGTGGCGTGCAGCGGCGACCTGCGCGGCATATGCCTGCTGGTCGGCTTCGTACTGAGCACGCTGGGCCTTGATCTCGTCGGAGTCGCCTTCGTGCGGTTCTGTAAGGACTGCGCTAGCTCCGGTGTATACAGGCGCCATGAACACCGGTTCGTCCGGGCGTGCGATGCCGAGAGCTTCCTCGCTGCCCCACACGTCACCGCCGACATATGACGGATCGGTCGACTTGATCAGAAACGAGACCGCGTCCGCCCATTTGTTCGTGAGTTTGCCGTGTGCATCCACACCGACGATCTGGCCCTTGGCCAGGACGCCGCAGTCGGCGGCCTTGGTCATGTACTCGGCGTAGTCGGCGCCGGATGCGTTGACGGTGCCGCCCACGTTGATCGAGCGCAAGGTAGTGGAGTTGGCTTTCATAGACAGGGCGGTATTAGCAGCATTACCGCCTGCGCCTGCTACATGCCGGAAGAAGGACGCACTATTGCCTCCCCCTTGTGCAATGAGGACGATATCGCCCTCTACCGCACCTGTTTTATTAATGGTATGCGTGGTGCCGGACATCACTCCCACCAACAGGTTGCCGCTACCGTCGAGAATCATGTTGTCCGTTAGCGCCCCACCCGCTGTACGGGTTGCAAACCTGAGAGTGCTAGATGGTGCGGTTGAAGTGTGCGATGGGTCCGTTGACGCGCTGATGTATGCCAAGAGCTTGTTAGACGCAGTGATACCCGGAATGACGAATGACACCGTACCAATCGAAGTACTTGCAGCAGCGCAGCCTGTTGAGAGGACCAAATGGCTCTGCGAGTTGACTGCGGCGTCACTATTCAGAAGTTCAAGTACGCGAGCCGAACCTCCGTGCAAGTACTTGGATGGTGCAGTTTGGCCGAGACCGAAGTTGCCGCTGGTATCAAAGCGCGCAACCTCAGAATTATTGATCCGGAAGGCGATCGGTAACTGAGTACCGGTGCCCGATACTTTCGAGTCGAGGAAGGTAGCAGTCGCATCCGCGCCGACCGACATGTACGCACTGTTGGTCATGTCGGAGCCGTTGAATGCATTGACCTGCGCCGATGTGCCGGAGCCGTTCGGCCTGAAACCGACAGATGTGGATCCGTTCGTTACCGAAGTCTGGAAGTTTCCACGGTTGGACAGCGTCGCATTGGAGAAGTCGGCGATGAAGCGCCCGCCCTGGGTTGCTAGTGTGTAGTCGCCCGTCGTGGACACCGAGCCGGTAAAGGTCGCGCCGCTCAGATTCGCCTTCAGGTCCAGCGCGGTCTGTGTTGCCGAGCTGACCGGCTTGTTCGTGTCCGACGTGTTGTCGACGTTGCCCAGGCCTACGTCGGCCTTGGCACCAGACACAGCCACGGCGGCCAAGCCCAGGTTCGTCACGGCATTGGACTTCTGCGTCGAATTCAAGCCCTGTGTGTTCACATCGACGCGCAGGCGGTTGCCCAGCGCCGTCGCCATGGTCGTCGAGAAGTTTGCATCGTTGCCCAGTGCGGCGGCCAACTCGTTCAACGTGTCGAGCGCGGCAGGCGAGGATGCGATGAGATCGGCCTTGGCCTGCGTTACGGCGGCGGTGACGAACGCCGTGCTGGCGGCCTGGTCCGTATTCGTACCGGCCGAGGCCGTCGGTACGCTGACCGGACTCGTAAACGCCTGGCCGGATGCGCCGAGCTGGGCCAGGCCGCCGAGCGTACCGGCGGTGCCGCGGTGCGAGACTTGGTCGCCCACGTCCCACGCGCGCGCCGTGGTGCCTTCCTGCCCGCGCACGATCGTGAAGGTATCGACCGAGCGCGCCGTGACCTTCACGACTTCATGGTTGGCTTCGATGCCGCCGATCAGCTGGAACAGCGTGACGAGGAAATAGTCGCCGCCCGATGGCGATGGGAACTTCGCACCCGCGCCGGCCTGCACGGTCAGGGACGTCGCCGTATTGGTGATGGCACCGGCCAGCGTGGAGAATGCGTTGTTCGCGAAAAGTTGCGTCATTACTGTTCCTTCACTTTGATGGTTACTTCGTCCTCGAACGTGAGGCCGTCGTTCGTCACGACAACGAAGGTGAGCTTGTAGCTCATACCATCGGTGCCGCCGGCAACGAAGAAGCGCACGCGCGGCGAGATGACGGTGATCTGGTCGACGACAAGTTCGACTGGTGGTGCGGTCTTGAGTGTGGCCGTCATCACGGTGTCGTCGCTCGTGATTGCATCGATGTAGTTGATCGTGTACGAACGGCGCTCGCCGGGTTGCTTGGTCTTGGTCCCTAGTTTCATGCGTAGCGCCTCATTTCAGTTTCTTCGAAGGGACGGTCAAATTCGGTGTCCTCGGCTGGCCGGTACATCGTGTCGTCGGGTAGGTCGATCGCTTCGATGTTGACGCGAGCATCGGCCCGTACATCAACGGTGACACCCAGTACGCACGCAGCCATGATCTTCATGACCGGGTAAAGCGAGAAGTCCACGTGGCTATCGATCAACGCACTACCCGGCATCGTGTTCACGGCCACGGCGTCTACTGCGACGCCACCGGTGATGCTCGCTTCCGCCGGCCGCGTTGCGGTCGACAGCGCGATGAAATCGGCCGTGAGCACGCCATCGACAGCTGCGAGACAGATACGCACTGACGACACCGAGATGTCCGTACTCGGGTCGATCGTCGCGCTAGCAACCATGTTGTTCGACGGCGCCAGCGCGACGTCGGCGCCGCCCTGCACGTCCGCGACCGCCATGCGCACGGCGGTGCCGCTGGCTGCGAAGCTACTACCAGCATCAATCGTCGTCATGCCCCATTGCGTGACCACGGGCGTACTCGTCAGCACTACGCTGCCGACGGCAGTCGTATCGGCTGCGTGCCGCTGCAATGCCGGCGCCGCCACGTCGGCCGTGACAGCCATGCTTACCGTCGGCAGGACGATGCGCACACCGTCCGCCGTGAAATCGGCCGTGGCCACCAGGATCGCGGCCGGAACAGCCAGCGTGATGCCGTCCGGCTCCACGTCCGCATAGCAGTCGATGAGAGCACCGCTGCTGGCGTAGATGTAGGTCGGCGTGATCGCGAGGTTGTCCTGCAGTTCGACATACGCTGCAGCCTGGCGGAATACGATCCCGGTGTCCGGCATCGAGAACGAGGCACTGAGCGCCACGTCTACAAAACCGTCGAGCAGGTTGTTGAGCGTCGCCTCGACCCGCAGCACCGCCGTGCCGTCGATACTCGCTGCGACATAGCGCGTGACGACCGGGTCGGCCTCCACGGCGACCGTACCGGCCATCGCCGACGCACCCGGTTGGATCTTCGTCGCCGAAGCGTCGAGTGTGATATCTGTGGTGACATCAGCATGGGCCAGCGTGGACGCCGGAATGGCCTGCAGGTCGGCGAAGCAGTCCATCTGAACCGCACATGGCACCACGCGGTACACGGCCACGACGATATCGGCACTGCACACGAGGCTTGCCGACGCGGCGTGAATGAACGTTACGTCGGTCTGGATCGCGGCCTGCGGATTGATGGTGGACGCCGCGGCCTGCGTGAAAGTCGGGTCCGCAACAAACGATGCAGAGCCGCTGTTGAGGGCGGCCGATGGAAGGACGTTGCGGGTCGCGACCGCGCTGATGTCGATTGTGCAGGTGACACCAGCAGACGCGGCAATCGGCAGTACCGGAGTACCGTTGATTGTCTCGCCATTGATCGCGTAGAAATCCATCCGAGCCGCCGGTTACGACAGGGTGATGGTCAGCGCACCGATACCGAACGACAGCACGTCGCCCGGCTGCAGCGTCTTCGGCGAGGTCAGCGGCGCGTGGTATAGCAGGTTGCCGCCGGTGGCCGCATCATACAGACCGATCGCGTTCACGGTGATCGCTGCCACGCCATTGTTGGCCGGGAAGGTGATCGCCTTCGCGTTGGACGACACGCCGCTCGCAGGCGCCGACCAGCCGGTATCGATCGTGCCGGTACCGGCCGCATTCTGGCGGGCATAGGCCGGCATCGCCGACGTCTGGACCTCGTTTGCGGTGGTGTTGTCGTCGCCCGGATCGGCCGTGCACATGGCGACGAACACGCCGGCCGGGACCGGCATGGCGACGCCGCGCAGGGTCGTCTGCAGGATATTCGTCTTGGTGTAGGTGGAGTACTTGGACATGGTGGTTCCTATGAGTTAAACAGCTTGGAAGGTGATCGTCCACGCCACGTCCATCGACGTCGTAGAGGACTTGGTCTGGACTGGGATGACAGTACGTGCGAACAGGGTGTCGTCGTTCAGGTGCAGCGCCAGTTCAGTGATACTCGCGGTGCCCACACCTTCGTTGAAAGACGCCGTGGCCGTGATCACACCTCCGGATGCAGTCAGGCCGGTGAGCGGCTCGGATGCTGCCAGGCTCACTATGTTGGTGTCGTTCGCATCCACTGGCTGCGAGCTGGTGCCGATAGCCATGAAGTCGATCTTGCGTGTTTCGAACGGCGAGATCGCTTTCGAGGCAAGGAACTGCAATCCGGAGTTCACGACCTTGTTCGTCGTGTTGATCTCGCGGACCAGGCCCGTCTCCCGGTCGGTCAACGTGATGGTCAGGCAGCCGGTGGCACGGATGGTCGTTTCCATCAGATGCCTCCGTAGGCCACGACGCGCACCTTGCCGCGGGCGCGGTCCTGCTCGGCCTTGGCCTCCTTGCAGTAGGCACGAAACTCGGCCTCGTAGCGCTGCGACAGCTGCTCGTTGTGGGTGTCGGTGTCCTGGCGCGCGTACGCGAGGTGCTTCATCCACAGCAGCAGGGAGCGGTGGTGCTGCTCGTCGATCTCCAGCTGGGTTTTGCTGGTCGTGACGGTGCGCAGCGGCAGACGGTACACCGACAGCGTGGCGGTATCGTTCACTGCCGGTACATCCAGCCAGCGAACGCTGTGTTCTTCCATGCCCAGTACGACGGCGCGCACGGGACCTAGCTGTGCGGTGAGGCGAATGCCGCGTTCGTCCAGGTCTTCGAGGTTGTAGACGTGCAGCTTGGCGCCGTCGGAATCGCGCTGTACGCGGCGGATCTTCAGGATGCGCTTGTCGATGTCGGCGACCGGTTCCCCGGCCTCGATATCGACGCTGCACAGGTCGGACGACGAATCGGCGATGCCGTTCGTCAACCGGCAGAATTTTTTCTGCGCTTCGTCCGCGTAGGAGGCGATCAGATCGTCGGACCATAGATACGGTGCGACAGAATCGTCAACGTCGGCACGGAACGCATCCCTCAGTCCGTACGAGTCCATCATGCATCCGGATTAGCGTGCAGTTGGCGGAACTCGGTCCACAGCGTATCGCGTTCCTTGGCGTCGACCGGGAAGCCGGTGACGTCCGCCACGGCACGGATGTGCGGCGAGCCATTGCCGGTAAAGGCTTCGCGCTCGTTCTTCTCGACCAGGACCGTGAACGCCGCGAAGATCATCTCCTTGCGTTCTTCTCCCGTCAGGACCGGCGCCTTCTTCTCGATCACTTCCTCGATCTCGTCCTCGGGCACGGCGCCGACGGCGATCACGTCGTTCCACATTTCCTTTGGTACGTGCGTCGGTTCACCTTTCTTGAACTCGATGGCGTGTCCGAGAGTACTGGTGACGACTTTGTTACGGTTGAGGACGAATTTCATGGCGGGTGCTCCAGTGTCGGGTGCGCGGACTCGCGCCCGCGCGGTAAGGGTTTAGGCGGCAGGCGCTTCGGGTGCAGGCGCTTCGGGTGCAGGCGCTTCGGGTGCAGGCGCTTCGGGTGCAGGC